ACTAATGGTTGCAGACTATCAGACAGACATGCCTCCACAAGAGAAATTGCATAACTATTATATCCTCGTCTCCGCAATATATTCACGATAATCTTACAAGCTGCCGCATTAATCTTAAAAGGCATTTTCTGATCATAATTAGAATAATCTCCTTCAATGATGTACTTAGAAAATGAATACAATCGTTTACGAAGAAGTCCCGCACTTGAATGCATGTTAGTTCCTATAGCAGTACAAAATATCTGACCATATTCAGACATAAGAGTGTAAAAAGGACTTAGTAACATACGCTGCACGAGTAAGAGGTCCAACGGAGACATATAGAAAAGTCGTGTTTTTCCAACAACTACTTTCTCTACCGCTCGAGGTTCATCTTTGAGCTGTGCTGAATATACAGATCCAGAATCCTCACGATTTTCAAATCTCTTGAAAATAGAATTTACGCAAGAAATAATTTCTTCTGTGGGTCTGTCTATCCCATCCTCTCCGCGAATGAAATGATCTCTTTTCACACCCTCAAAGCCAAATCCTGATGATGTAGAAAGATTAATCCTTCTTGTAAAAGGATCTATTTCCACTCCATTTACTGCACTTTCAAGTGTTAATGGTTTTAGAAGAATATCCGCTGGTAAGAGATTATCGAATCTCTCTGTGCAAATATCTATGACTTTATCCATAACAACATCACTAACATCTGCTCTTTCAGAACTGATTTTCTCTAATGCAACATTATAAGGAGATATCCACGATCCATCTACGACAGTTGGTTTCATCATAGGCCTACTAAATTCCTGGAAACTAATATCTGGAAATTTCTCCGAAAATAATTCTTGAATTTTCTTGAAGAAAGGTGTCTTAACTAGTTTGCTCTTCTTATTAATAAGGACATATCCTGGCAACTTACCTATCACTGAAAAACGATTCATAGGAAGATAATTAACAGGAGATTTACTAAGAGGCATTTCAACTTCCATAAGAGCGCCCTGAGATGAAGCATGTATATATACTCCACTCTGTTTTAGCGCGACTATACCTTCCAATAACGATTTCTTATCAAAAAGGGAAGCATACGCTCTATTACCATTAACTTCACCTGCCGTATGTATACCTACAAAACCCTGTGCCGTCTCCAAATCAACAGTCAAGGGAGAACCGCACATACCTGGTTTATGTCCCGGAAACACATATTCGGCGAAATCTGTAATCTCATAATCTAAGAACTCATTCTTCACTACTTGCTTACCTTTAATACATGTAGCCACTATTGAATTATATCCTAATTTGGACATATATCTCTTACTACTCAATGTATCAGGAATATGCTTAAGAATAGACTTAAACATTTTTCCCTCAACACGCAACAAAGTTATATCATTTCCTAAATCATATCTATCATTAGGATTCATATAGTAAGTCTGAAGATGAGGAGTCAAATTTGGGGTAATTTGTGCACTTGACGAAAACGTAAGAGGAAAAACAGAGGAAGTTCCCCCAAGTACATGAGTATTAATAGCTACGATATTACTTTCTAAGCCGACTACATTAGTTTTCTCAGTAGTACTATTCTCTTTAACTACAGTTACTGCAAATGTATTCTTGAGAATCCTATTACTCAGTTCATCCAATCCATTTCTATGAGGCAACACGGGTGGAACTTCTGTCACTATATTCCATATCTTATGATCAAGCTTATTAGGAACTCTGTGTCTAGAAGCACCAGCATCCATCTGTTCCTCGAAAGATTGTAGTTCTTCTTTGGGAGGATAATCAGTACTCTCCGAAGACAAAACATGCCGACTAATCAATTTCTTAATTAGAACACCGACACTTATTATCATAAGAACGTTCACAATTTTACGGATCTTAGGATTCTTAGAGATGAATTTAGTACTCTCAAAGTCAAACAAATCAGTAAACCTAGTAAAGTAGAGGTCTATCTTACTCCTAACATATTCCTTACCGTAGTTGGTGGCATATGACAAACCATATACTGGACCCAAAAAGAGTAGCATGACAGAAACTATCAGTAAACGTTTCATCCAAGTGAATGAACCATAAAACTTTATAGTAGACCATTTACTAAATTCTTTAGTAGAATCTAGACACCACTTTGTGCACCTACTACTAGTTGAAGATAGGAACTGATTAAATCGCCGTTTCAAAGGAATTTTAGGAGGAGGAGGAGAAACCGATCTTATCATCTCTATAGGTTGATAAGTGTCTTCATTGACATGCAAGGTGGTTTCTACTTCTTCCTCCTTCCAAGGAGAAAAGAAGCCCTCTGATTTTGCCTCAATTTGTTCACTGATAGTCATCTCTGGAGGAAGAGAAGTTTCCTTAGGCTCA